GTGACCTGTGCATGGTGGTGGGCAGCATCTCCAAAGAGTCCGCTCCGGGGCCGAAGACCTCCGGGATCAAGCAGCGTGGATCTGGTGCCGCTACGCGGGGCTTCATGTCTCGTGGGCCGATGGCGTGAGGTGAAACTTGAACTACACCGAGTTGCAGACTGCCGTTGAGGACAGCACGGAAAATACGTTTTCCGCGACAGACTTTGCGCTTCTGACGAAGCTGGCGGAGCAACGCATCTACAACTCGGTGCAGCTTCCCAATTTGCGGAAGACATCAAACCTCACGCTGACCATCGGTAATCCGTTGCTGGTGGTGCCGACAGACTTCTTGTCTGCGTTTTCCTTTGGGGTTACATCGGGCACTACGTTCAGCTACCTGCTGAACAAGGATGTGAACTTCATGCGGGAGGCTTTCCCGAGTTCAACCACAACGGGGACGCCACAGTACTATGCTCTGTACGGGACGCAGACCGGAACTCCGCTGGTGCAGTCTTTCCTGTTGGGGCCCACGCCCAACGCTGCGCTGACGGCTGAACTGAACTACTTCTACTACCCGGAGAGCATCGTCACTGCATCGACCACATGGCTGGGCAACAATTTTGACTCGGTGCTGTTCAACGCGGTGATGCTGGAAGCTGCCCGGTTTATGAAGCAGGAGCAGGACATCGTTGCGTTGATGGACAAAGAGTACATGCAGTCCTTGGCGCTGTTGAAGAACTTGGGTGACGGGAAAGACAGGCAGGACAGTTATCGCTCGGGGCAGGTACGAACACAGGTGAACTAAATGGCTTTGTTCCAAACGCTATGCTCTTCGTTCAAACAGGAGTCATGGCTGGGTATCCATGATCTGGATACCGATGTTTTGAAGATGGCGCTCTACACGAGCGCCGCTTCTCTTGGTGCAGACACCACGGCCTACACCCTCACAGGTGAAACGTCTGGCACAGGCTACACCGCTGGGGGCGAGATCCTCACCAATGTCCAAGTGCTTCTTTCTGGCACCACGGCGTATGTGACGTTTGACAATCCGGCGTGGCCGGGGTCAAGTTTTGTCACTCGCGGTGCGTTGATCTACAACACTTCCAAAGCCGACCGTGCTATTGCCGTTTTGGACTTCGGTTCTGACAAAACTGCTGGGCCAAATTTTACGGTACAGCTTCCGGTTGCTTCTGCCACCACGGCAGTCATTCGATTTGCTTGAGGTAAAAAATGCCATCTTCATACACCACCTCGCTGCGTCTCACGCTTCCTGCTACTGGGGAGTTGAGTGGCACTTGGGGCAGCACTGTAAACACCGGCATTACTGAACTGCTTGATGCTGCGGTTGCAGGTACGGCGTCGATCTCTACGTGGGGTGGAGCGGGGGTTGCGTACACGCTGAGCAACAATTCTGGCACTGCAGACGAAGCCCGCCGAATGTTCATCGTGGCGACGGGCACTCCGGGTGAGGCCAAGAACGTCATCTGCCCTGCGGTCAGCAAAATGTACGTGTTCAGGAACGACACGACAGGTGGCTTTGCTCTGACTCTGAAGACCTCTGGGGGCACAGGTATTTCTGTCCCAGCGGGCCAGTACAAGTTCCTGTACTGCGATGGGACCAATGTAGTTGAAACGTTCAACTCTGCCGGGGCACTGACCCTGAGCGGAGCTTTGTCTGTGGGGGGCACGGCAACATTTGCAGCCAACCCGACGCTGTCTGCGGGCACAGCCAATCAGGTCCAGTACCTGAACGCTTCCAAGGTGCTGGTGGGCTCTGCGAACCTGACGTTTGACGGTACGGCGTTGACGCTCGGAGGGAATCCGACGCTTTCCGCAGGCACCGCCAACGGCGTGACCTACCTCAACGGCAGCAAGGTGCTGACGAGCGGGAGTGCGCTGACGTTTAATGGGACTTCGCTTGGTGTTGCTTCTGTCGCATCAACAGCCGCTTTGTCTTTGTCAAGCGCCACTAGCACTGCAATCAACCTCAACATTGGAGGTACTGAGCTTGCGCGTCTTTCTGCAAACGTAAACGGTATTTTTACTGTTGGTACAGAAGGAAGCGTTGCAGGGCTTGGTACGGGGTACGCAACGCTAGGAGCTTACGGTACTAATGGTGGTGGTTTTCGCATTTATCGGGGCACAGGCGCAGGAACCTCATCTGCCTTTTTTTATGCAGATAGCACCGGCACATTTCTTGGTTCAGCCGAAAACACTTCTTTAATTTTTAACCAAAACAACACCGAACGCGCCCGCATCACGAGCGCAGGAAGTTTTGTTGCGGGTGCCCAAGCCGCACTCGCCACCACCGCCACAGATGGCTTTCTCTACGTTCCCACTTGTGCGGGAACTCCGACCGGCGTGCCCACTGCCATCACGGGCATGGCACCCATCGTGGTCAACACCACGAACAACAAGCTGTACTTCTACTCTGGCGGCGCTTGGCGTGACGCTGGACCCTAACCCCTGAAAGGACAACCATGAACTGGCAAATCTCTTCCCTCGACCACACTCTTCCCGAGTGCTGCGTGACCACTGCCCACTGGCGTGTTTCAAAGACCGACGGCGCAGCCTCTGGCAGCGTCTACGGCACGATCTCGTTCCCACACAAGGATCACGACGCCCCCGACTTCATCCCCTACCAAGACCTGACAGAAGCGCAAGTCATTCAGTGGGTCAAGGACGCCATGGGTGCCAACCAAGTCGCTGCGTATGAGGCCGCAGTGCAAGGGCAGATCGACGCTCAAGTCAACCCCTCAACCGCCTCTGGAACTCCTTGGAGCAACTGATGAACGAGCCCAAGATCACCCTTACTGATCTGTCTGTCAACGACATGAACGTGCTGCTCGCTGGCCTGGGCAAGCTACCGCTGGACGCTGCGTACCCTGTGTTCATGAAGGTCAAGGCGCAAGCTGAAGCGCAGATCGCGGCACCCGAGTCCGCTGGCCTGAGCGACTGACATCATGCTCGACATCCTCGGCGGTGGCCTGTTTCGTCTCGCCCCGGAGGTGCTGAAGTTCTTGGATCGCAAGAACGAACGCCTGCACGAACTCAAGATGTTTGAGCAGCAGTGCCAACTGGAGCAGATGCGCGGGGCGCAGAAGTTGCAGGAGATCGGCGCTCAGCACGGCATGGCCGTGGATGTCGGCGTGCTGGATGCGTTCAAGTCAGCGCTGGATCAGCAGACCGAGATGGTCAAGGCCGCAGGCGGCTGGGTTGCTTCGCTCAGCGCTTCGGTACGCCCGGTGGTCACCTACTGGATTCTGTTCATCTGGTCGTTCGTGCACATCTGGTTTGCCTGGAACGCTTGGCTGCAAGGCATGCCGCCAGTGGAAGTGTTCAAGACCGCCATGTCGCCTGACTTCGCGGCATTGGTGGCGGGTACGATCAACTTCTGGTTCCTTGACAGGGCTTTGAAGTCGCGGGGGCTTGCGTGAACCTCGACGTAGCGGTGGCGCTGTGCAAGCAGTTTGAGGGGCTGCACCGGCTCGGCAAGGACGGGCTGATCTACCCCTACATCTGCCCCGCAGGCTACCCTACCATCGGTTGGGGAACGGTCTACAAGCCTTCAGGCAAAAAGGTCACGATGGATGACCCACCGATTACCCGCGACATTGCAGACGCTTGGCTCATGGACGAGCTTCAGCGGGTCTGCGCTTCGGCGGTGATCAGGCAGTGTCCTGAGCTTTTTGCTTGGAGCGTGACCAACGGGAACTGGCGGGCCTTCTGCGCCATCGCAGACTTCACCTACAACCTGGGGTCAGGTAGACTGCAGACCTCCACCCTGCGGCGCAAACTCCGCGCACTTGACTGGGAAGGTGCCAAAGAGCAACTGGCCCTGTGGGTTCGCGGTGGCGGCAAAATATTGCCCGGTCTGGTGAAGCGCAGAGCCGCAGAAATCGCTTTGCTGGGGTAAATATGCGCTACTTATTGATTGCACGTTTGTTATCCCAATACGCTTTTCTGGCAGCAGACAGCTTGGCCCGGTACTCTGGCGTGTCCCACTCTGCGCGTTTAGCTTTGTATTTCTCTGAGTTCATCGTTTCCTTTAAACGTGCTTTCCTTTTAGCCAAGGCTACAGGGTCCGACATTTTTGCCAGCCTGCGGTCTTGTGATGCTCGCAAACCCGCAATACGTTTAGCCTCAAATTCTGGATCTTTACCGTTTAGTTCAGCCCAAGACTTCATTTTGGGATTTTCTGCTATTTGTTTGCGTAAACGGTTCTTTTCTTCTTCAGATGTAACAGGTCCGCGAACTTTTCTTGTAGACATAGCTTCTCGATATGCGGGGTCGGTCCATTTTGCCTTAATTTTTGCTCGCACTTCAGGGCGTTTAGCTGGGTTTGCATCTCCAATAAATAGAACTTTGACATCTGTATCACGCATGCGAGCTTTTTGTCTTTCGCGTGCTTCGGGACTGCGCACAGGATGGTTAGGATCAAGCATAGCTTGTCGCAATTTTTCTCGGTGCTCTGGAGTCGGCAAATGAGCACCCTCTCCACCGGAAGTCAAATTGGTCAATGGACCAGTGCTTGTTTGTATGCGCCCAATTTCAGCTATCAACTGACACTCCAAAGCCGTACCTTCGTTAGCAGAATTAACGGGTCGAAGCTCAATGATGACAAGGTGGGCGCCAATCTCATCCAAAGTTTTTTGACAAAGCCAGTTGCGACCACCGTTATTTTTGGGGTTGCTACGGCGCTTGTTTTTTGTAAAGCCAACATAGAACGGGGTGCCGTCCGGTTTTTTCCAGATGTAAACAAACATAGTGTTCTCCTTGAAAATGCCGAGAGGGACAGGGTACCACAATGCTAAAAAAGTTGCAACTCCGTCCAGGTGTCAATAAAGAGAACACTAGGTATACCACTGAGGGCGGGTGGTTTGACTGTGACAAAGTACGCTTTCGTTACGGCACACCAGAGAAAATTGGCGGTTGGAGTCAGGTATCTAACGTAAACACATTTGAAGGTACAGCACGTTCGCTGTGGCCTTGGTCATCTCTGCTGGGCATGGGTACGAACGAGAAGTTCTACATCATGTATGGTGGTGCGTATTTTGACATCACGCCGATAAGAGAGACTACACCTGCAGGAGCAATCACATTTGCTGCTACAAACGGTTCTTCAACAATTACTGCAACGGACACCGCTCACGGAGCAATAACTGGAGACTACGTTACTTTTAGCGGCGCAGTATCTTTAGGCGGCAACATCACAGCTACGGTCCTAAACCAAGAATACCAAATCACTGTACTGACGGTTAACACATACACGTTCACCGCCACTGCTACAGCCAATGCGTCAGACTCAGGTAATGGCGGCGCAGCCGTAGTCGGCGCTTACCAAGTCAACGTAGGTCCATCTATTCAAACACCTCTGTCTGGATGGGGCGCGGGGCCTTGGGGTGGTGGCACGTGGGGTATCGGGAGCACATCACTTGAGTCCCTGCGGGTGTGGAACCAGCAGAATTTTGGTGAGGATCTGATCTTTGGCCCCACGGACGGGCCGCTGTACTACTGGGACAATTCTTCCGGTCTTTCCACCCGTGGTGTAAATCTGACCTCACTTACCGGCGCGTCGGATGTCCCGACGGTGCAGCGGCTGATGCTCGTGTCTGATGCCTCGCGTTTTGTGCTGGCCTTTGGGTGCAACGACTACGGCACCGCTGATCAAAATTTAATGCTGATCCGCTGGTCTGATCAGGAAAGCGCGGTCAGTTGGACGCCTGCCGCGACAAACCAAGCGGGTAGTTTGACGCTTTCACACGGTTCAGAAATCGTAGGCGTTGCCCAGGTTCGCCAAGAAATTTTGATCTGGACAGACATCGCTCTGTACTCGTTGCAGTACCTTGGCCCGCCTATCGTGTGGGGTTCTCAGATGCTGGCCGACAACGTGTCGCTCATCAGCGACCGGGCCATGATCACCGCAGGCGGTGTGACCTACTGGATGGGTGAAGAGAAGTTCTACGTCTACGACGGACGGGTTCAAACACTCCCCTGCGATCTGCGGCAGTATGTGTTCAGTGACTTCAACCTCAACCAAGCCGAGCAGGTCTTTTGTTCAACGGTGGAGCGTTTCAACGAGGTCTGGTGGTTCTACTGCTCGGCGGACAACAACACCGCTTCTCCTGACAAATACGTGGTGTACAACTACTTGGAAAAGATCTGGTACTACGGCACGATGGACCGCACCACTTGGATTGATGCCAGCATCATCAGCGACTTCCCCATCGCAGCCTACGGTAACCAACTCCTGTACCAAGAGTCCGGTGTAGATGACAACTCCACAGGTATTGCAGCGGCCATTGAGTCCTACATTACATCGTCTGAGTTCGACATTGACGACGGGCACAACTTCTCGTTTGTCTGGCGGGTGCTGCCTGACATCACCTTCCGGGGCTCTACGGCGGGCTCACCCACAGCCACGCTGACGCTCCTGCCCCTGCAGAACTCAGGTTCAGGCTACAACAACCCGGCATCCCTCGGCGGCTCAGACAACGGGGCCATCACGCGCTCAGCCGTGGTTCCGGTTGAGCAGTTCACGGGGCAGGTAAACATCCGAGTACGTGGTCGTCAGATGGCGATGAAGATTGAA